GGTTCATAGCCCTTATGGTAAAGAGTGTAGGTCTTGTTGGGTTGTTGATGAGGGCAATGTTCTGTTAGGTGTAGATGCTAGTGGTCTAGAACTTAGAATGTTAGCACATTATATGGATGATAAAGATTATATCAAGGAGATATTAGATGGAGATATACACACAGCTAATCAAAAAGCTGCAAAACTTAAATCAAGAAATCAGGCAAAAACATTCATCTATGCACTCATGTACGGTGCGGGAGATGAAAAGCTTGGCAAAGTGGTCGAAGGAAATACGACAGATGGTAGACGAGCTAGAGAATATTTCTTCGATAATAACCCTGCATTTAAATCTCTTAGAGATAGAGTTACAAGAGCAGCAGGAAAAAAATTCCTTAAAGGATTAGATGGTAGAAAGCTTTACATAAGAAATAATCATGCAGCTCTGAACACTTTATTACAGGGAGCAGGTGCTATTGTTATGAAGAAAGCTTTAACTATACTTGATGGATTACTTAAGTTAAATACTATAGACTATAAGTTTGTAGCTAACATCCATGATGAGTGGCAGATAGAAGTCAAAGAATCTCAAGCAGATTTTGTTGGAGAGATGGCAGTTAAAAGTTTTAAACAAGCAGGTGAATTTTATAATCTTCGTTGTCCGTTAGATGGCGAATACAAAATAGGGAGGGACTGGAGTGAAACACATTGATAAACATTGTATAGACTGTTCTACATTATTAGTATTAGAAGAAAACTGGACACAGGCTAGATTAGAACAAGGAAAATATGTTTGTAAACCTTGTTGGCATGTAAGAGATTCTCACCGAATGTATGTTAACGGTAAACATATATCAGTAAAACATCCATTACATAAGCCGGGAAAATTTAAAACTTTTGAAGATGCAGCTTTTAGTTCATTGTCTAGATACACTACGTCTTCAGAAGGAGAAGTGTATATCATAACTAATCCTGCTTGGAAAGGCTGGATTAAAGTTGGTATGGCTATTGATTCTGAAGATAGATGTAAAGGTTACCAAACATCTAGTCCTCTTAGAGATTTTAAATTAAAGTTTAAAAAATACTTTGATGATAGACGAACTGCTGAACAAACAGCCCATACTTTATGTGCTAAGAAAGCAGACAAACGTAAAGGTGAATGGTTTAAGTTAGATATAAAGATAGCAAAAGATATAATAAATAACATGGAGGTCGTTTAAACATGGCTAAATCAAAGAAAACTCTTGACACACTGGTCGAAGATATATATAATAAGATAGGTGTACTTGCTGATGGTGAGCATATTGACTTAGACGAGGACACCATTGAACAGTTTGGAGAATCCATGAAAGAGATTCTTTACAACTGGTCACACCCTGAACCACGTGGTAAGTCTACTCTTCGTATGTCCAACATAGGTAAGAAAGAAAGACAGCTATGGTTTGACATGAAGACTGAAGGTACTCCTGAAAGGATGCCACCCTCATTGTTTATTAAATTTTTATACGGGCACTTGCTTGAAGAGATTGTGTTGTTTTTAATAAAGCTATCAGGACATACAGTTACTAGTGAACAAAAAGAAGTTACAGTATCGGGCATCAAAGGGCACATGGACTGTGTTATTGATGGTGAGGTAGTAGATATCAAGACAGCTTCAGGCTTTGCCTTCAAGAAGTTTAAAGATGGAACACTAGCAGAGAATGATATCTTTGGATACATGGCTCAACTTGCAGGATACGAAGCAGCAGAAGGTACAAGCAATGGTGGGTTCTTAGCTTTAAATAAAGAGTCAGGTGAGTTAGCTTTATACAAGCCAGATAACTTTGATAAGCCTAACATCAAGAAGAAAATAAGGGATGTTAAAGCAGCAGTAAAGCTGGACAAGCCACCTAATTTATGTTATAATCCTATACCTGATGGCAAGTCTGGTAACATGCAACTACCTAGAGAGTGTGTATATTGCAGACATAAGTTTGAATGTCATAAAGATTCTAATGAAGGTAAAGGTTTAAGAGTATTTAAATATTCTAATGGACTAAGATACTTAACTCAAGTACCTAAAGTTCCTAATGTCATAGAGGTGACACAAGTATGAGTGGTAAAAGATCAAAGCAGTTAAGAAGAAAAGCAAAAGACTTACTCATTGAATGGATTAGAACTATGGTTCCTGATGGAGAAGACCCTAATAGAATCAATAGACAAAACCTAGATGAGTTCTTACCTACGCAAACACATATCTTTGCAGGTGGACAATTTAGAATGAGTGCTTATACTTTAAAATGGTTTTATAAAAAAGTAAAACGTAACCCCGATGTAACACTGGAGAACATCAATGCCTAAAAGAGTACCTCGTAAACCGAGACCAAAGAAGATAGGAATACCTAAAGGATATGATAGCATGTGGGAAGTTACCTTACATGAAACTATATTACAAGACTGGAAACATCACTATGAGTCTATTAAGTATATCATTAAGAAAGATTACGAAGTAGACTTTGCTAAAACAATAGAAGATAAAACTATATTGTTAGAAGCAAAGGGTAGATTCTGGGACCACGCTGAGTACAGTAAGTATCTTTGGATAAGAAAAGCACTACCTTCGAACATGGAGTTAGTCTTCTTATTTCAAAAGCCTTTCTCTCCTATGCCGGGAGCAAAGGTTAGGAAGAATGGAACCAAACGAACCCATGCTGAGTGGGCTGAAACTAATAACTTTAGATGGTTTAGTGAAGACACTTTACCTGATGACTGGAGAAATGATGGAGTATAAATTTAACGAAAGAAGATATATAGTTGAGTTAAAAGAATATATTGACAATACTTATGGCGAACACTATGCTTCCGATAAGTATCAAGCAACTGATATCATTATTGATTCTGGTCATGGCGAAGGCTTTTGCATTGGAAACATTATGAAGTATGCTAAACGTTACGGAAACAAAGACGGTAAGAATAGAAAAGATTTGTTAAAGATACTACACTATTGTATAATTATGTTGAACATACTTGATAAGGAAACAAACAATGATTGAGGATAAAGTAGGAATAAAAGAATACTTAGGTATAAAAATTAATTACAGTAATGAAAAACTATTAGATAAGTTTAGTCTTGATACATTAAAAGACAGATACTTATGGGAGAATGAAACACATGCACAAGAAGCGTTTGCCCGTGCCTCGGTCTTCGGGGCAACCTACAAAGGTCACACGGATTTTGAATTGGCTCAAAGGCTTTATCACTACAGTTCCAGTTGTTGGTTCATGTTTAGCACTCCTATACTTAGTAACGGGGGAACAAGTCGTGGTCTTCCTATTAGCTGTTTTCTCAATTATGTACCTGATAGTCGCACTGGGTTATCAGATCATTATGACGAGAATATTTGGTTGGCATCTTCAGGTGGAGGTATTGGTGGATATTGGGGAGACATTAGGAGTAACGGTATTTCTACTACTCACGGTAGTAAGTCTACTGGTTCAATTCCTTTCATGCATGTAGTAGATTCTCAGATGTTAGCCTTCAATCAAGGAACTACAAGACGTGGTTCTTATGCTGCATACATGGACATATCTCATCCGGAGATTGAAGAGTTTATTAACATGCGTAAAGAATCTGGTGGTGATATCAACAGGAAGAATCTTAATCTTCATAATGGTATCAACATTACCAATGAGTTTCTCAAAGCTGTACAAGAAGATGCAGACTTTAGATTAATTGACCCTAAGACTCACGAGCCTACTAAGATTGTAAATGCTAGAGACTTGTGGTGGCAGATCATTAATGCTAGAGCAGAGACAGGTGAACCATACATGGTTAATATAGATACATGTAACGAAGCCTTACCTAAAGAACAAAAAGATTTAGGATTAGAAATCAAACAGAGCAATTTATGTTCCGAGATTACTTTACCTACTAATGAAGAACGAACAGCAGTGTGTTGTTTGTCTTCAGTAAACTTAGAATACTTTGATGAGTGGAGTGAGAACCCTATGTTCATTGAAGATTTAATTACCATGCTTGACAATGTTCTTCAACATTACATTGACAATGCTGTTGACACAGATAACTTAGGAGAGTACAATGCAAATTTTAAAAGGTTTCAGAAACATATTAAAGAAGGTAAAGAAGGGTTTACTAAATCTGCCTACTCAGCTTACAGAGAAAGGTCGCTTGGTCTTGGTGCGATGGGATTCCATTCGTATCTCCAATCACGCAACATTCCTTTTGAAGGTATATTCGCTACGGGATTTAATTACAAGTCGTTTAAACACATTAAGACACAGGCAACACGAGCTTCTGAAAGACTTGCAGAGGACAGGGGTGAAGCTCCTGATGTCAGTGGTAGTGGGAGGCGTAATGCTCATTTACTCGCTGTTGCACCTAATGCTAGTTCTAGTATTATTTGTGGTGGTACTTCTCCTTCGATTGAGCCATATCGTGCTAACGTTTATACGCACAAAACTCTCTCAGGTTCGTTCCAAGTTAAGAACAAATACCTAGAAGAAATTCTAAAGGATAAAGGATTAAAGAAAGACGAGCTATCTGCTGTATGGAAAGACATTGCCGGTAAAGAGGGTTCAGTACAGCATCTTGATATTCTTACAGATGATGAGAAAGAAATATTTAAGACTGCTAATGAGATAGATCAGATATGGATTATAGAACATGCTGCTAAACGACAAGAGTTTATTTGTCAAGCACAGTCAGTTAATCTTTTCTTTACTATACCTACAGCTACAGAGCCACAAGAAGTACACGATGAGTATATGCAGTATGTTAATGATGTGCATTGGTATGGGATGAACAAACTTAAATCTTTGTATTACTTTAGAACTAATGCTGCTCGTAATGCAGAAAACGTAAACACTAAAGTACAACGTATAAAATTAGACGATGCTGAATGCATCGCATGTGAGGGATAGTATGGATTGTTGGCATTGTGGGACACAATTAATATGGGGTGGAGATCACGACATCGAAGATGAGAACGATGAATACATTATGGAAACTAATTTAAGCTGTCCTAAATGTAACTCTGCTGTAATAATTTATTTACCAAAGGATTAATATGAAACAATCAGAATTTGATAATGTATTTAGTCAGAAGTTTTCTGGCTTTACTAGTAGGATGTGGCTTGATTATTGTGATGAACATAAAGACCCGTTCTCAAAAACAAAAGATTACGCAGGATACGTAATTGAAAATTTTAAATATTTAGTTAAGAGATTTAACGAGGAGAACAGATGAGCTTATTGGATACCAGAGATTACTACAAACCTTTTGACAATCCGTGGATGTTTGACTACTATGTCTTACAAAACCAAATGCATTGGATGCCGGAGTCAGTACCATTACACACAGATGTAAAAGATTGGCAAGAGCTAGACCCAAAAGAAAAGAACTTACTTACACAAATCTTTAGATTGTTTACTCAATCAGATGTTGATGTTGGTGCAGGATATGTTGATAGATACATGCGTATCTTTAGAAAGCCAGAAGCTAGAATGATGATGGGTTCGTTTGCAAACATGGAATCAATACATCAACATGCTTATAGCTTACTGCTTGATACAGTTGGTATGCCTGAGATAGAGTACAAAGCTTTTGCCGAGTATGAAGAGATGGCAGATAAACATGAGTACGTTCATAAGATTAAAACAACTAAGTCAGATAAGAAAAGTATTGCAAAAACTTTAGCAGTCTATTCAGCTTTTACCGAAGGACTACAGTTGTTTAGTAGCTTTGCAATCTTGTTAAACTTTCCACGCTTTGGTCGTATGAAAGGTATGGGACAGATAGTTACTTACTCTATACGTGATGAGTCTATGCATGTTGAAGCCATGACTAAATTGTTTAGAGAGTTTATTCAAGAGAACCTAGATATATGGACAGATGATTTTAAGAAAGAGTTATATGAAATCTGTAGACAAATGGTAGAACTAGAAGATAAGTTCTTAGACTTAGTGTTTGATATGGGAGACCTTGAAGGACTTACTAAGAAAGACATGTATGCTTATAATAGATATATAGCTGACAGAAGATTGCTACAGCTAGGATTAAAAACAAACTATGACCAGAGAGAGAATCCTCTTGGTTGGTTGGATGAAGTGATGGGTGTTGAACATCAGAACTTCTTTGAAGGTCGTGCTACTTCTTATATGAAAGCAGGACTACGTGGTAGACAGGATAAGATAACCTTTGCAAACTTGGAGAGTGATAATGGTTAATAAGAACGAAGCAAACTTAGTAAGTTTTAAAGTACTTCTTACACGTAACAATGATATAGTTACAGAGTTTAGTATGTTACCGGAGGAAATGGTTGATGAGATATTCCCTCTAGATGAGAGAGACGTAATCAAAACAATCCTCCGTAACGGTAAGTCAAAGATGGGAGACTTACATAATTATTTTCAAAGAGAGTTAAATGTTTTAAAGTAACTATCCTGCTAAAGGATTGCCACTTTCTAGTTTAGATATATCTCTATCTAAAGTTTCAAGGTCTGCTTTAATGGTAGCAATGTCGGTTTTAATTTCAGTGACATCAGGAATAGATATGTTGTCTATTTCTTTTTCTAGAAATTGAACCGATGTTTCTATCTTACCAAACCTTTCTTCAATTATCTTTTGAGCATCTTCGGTATCTGCAATGTTCCCAACTTTAGCTTCTAGGTTAGTAATCCTATTCACATAGGTAGCTCCTGTCCATCCAAACCCAGCTAATGTAGACACTATACCAACAAATGCAATTAACTGCCCTGTTTTATTTCCAAACCAATCCATAATATTCTCCTATAATTTTGGTTGTAGTTTCTTTATTTCGGTCAGGGTGTTTAAACTCTGACCTGCCATTTGATAAAAGCCTTCGATGTTATCTGACAACATATTGTTGGCATAGATATCTGTTGACTCGTACCATGTTTCTTGATCGGGCAATGTCACTAACCTATAGTTATTAAAGTTAGGAACAAACCCCATGTAAGCTATGATAGTATTCTCTGACCCATACTCACCGGTCTCTTCTTGTTTAGCTTCAACATCATCTTGAGCAGCTTGTAAGTTCTGAGCTATGACATTGGCTACAGTTTGTTCAGCCTCTGTTGCTGATGCATCTGTAGAAACTGACACATCTATTTGACTTTGTAAAGTTTGAGTAGTTGTTGTATCAACTGCGACACTCGTTGTCTCAACTGTCTCAGCTTCAACACTTGTAGAGCTTGTAACACTAGCACTCATATCTAACACTTGATTGTTTTGTGCAGTAGAAGATGCAAATTGTTCTGATATACTAGGTGAGTTACTAGTACTTACACCCCCACCAGAATTAGACGATGATACGCTAGAAGCTCCTGTCGTTCCACCTGTAGCGTGTATAGAGTTTCCTGCTGTAGTACCACTAACACTAGACTTAGCTGTGCTTAGAGTAGAGGAGACAACACGTAACGCTGTTTCTTTACTTATTGAACTTTCACTTTCTGAAACTTCAGCAACCAGTTCTTCTTCTATTTCTTCTTCTATAACCTCATCTTCTTCTTCAACCAGCTCCTCAATAAGCTCTTCTTCCGGTTCTTCTGCATACGCAAGTTCTTCTTCCATTGTTGTCTCTTCCTCAAACCACTCCTCCACTTCTTCAATAAATGTTTCTTGAAATACAAACTCCTCAATCATCAACTCTTCAATCGGTATAAAAACTTCTTCTTCACGCATAAACGGAAGAGGTTCTACAAATTCTTCAAGTGGTTGAAACTGTTCAAAGATTATCTCTTCTTCAAACACGTATTCAGGTTCTTCAAAAGTATCATACTCAGGTTCAAAGATATACTCTTCAAATATTTCTGGCTCTTCAAAAGTGTCATACATGTCATACTCTTCGTAGCCATAGTCAAACAGTTCTTCCTCGTATCCGTAGTCAAAGTATTCTTCTTCTTGATAGTATCCTATATCTTCTTCTTGTCGATAGCCTTGACAAAA